AGAAATGAACTATCTACCATGATGGAATTCGACCGGGTCTTGGCCTTGGTGCAGGAACTCGATGACCAGGCGATGATGTATGCCCAGCAGATGTCTGAGCCTCAGTTCGCCCGTGTTAATCCAGTACCTAAGGTTCTGCTGAATGCACTGCCCTCGCACGTCGTACTGAGCAAAAATACTGCGGCCGATCTTAGCGGCACGACCTGTAGTATATGTATCGATGGGTACAGGCCCAGGCAGCACTACCTTACTATGGATTGTGGTCATAGTTTCCATAAGATTTGCGTACACCGTTGGTTCACCAAGTACAATCGCACGTGTCCGGTGTGTCGAAAAGATCCTTTTCAATCCTGAATTGGTAAAACATGAAGTTAAGCTTTCCCGAAGGTTTAACTTCTTTTTTTACGTCCTAGGGTAATTCCCAGTTGGGAGTGAGTTCGATCAGTTGTCCAGATAGTCTCCGCGTGTCCGTGTCGGTCAGTTTGACGTACTGCGAATCGCTCTTGTCCGTGTAGGGGTCTTCGGTCACATATCTCCCCGAACGAATGTTGTACCCGAGGTGGCCCACTTTGGAGTCGAGGGCTTCGAACAGGTTCCCCCAGGTGAATACGCTACAATCGACGTATTCTGCGCTGTCAACGATCGTATAAAACATAGTCATAGTGCTGGATATATATTTGAAGATTCAATGTCCTAAATGGGTTCTAAGTACTCTTTGAGGCAGTGTTTGAGAACCGCATTGGTGTCACGACTTGAGTGGAATTTTTTTGGGTTGTTGGTGTAAGCCGTTATTATGCCTTCGCATACGTAGTTTTTCTTCGAAATTGCCACGGAGTGACCGAGCAGTTTGGCAGAGGCTTCCCGTGCCTGTGTTATAGCCTCCTTGGGCTCGAGCCCCGAGGATTTACGTAGCATTTCCACCATTCGTATGTTCGCCTGGCAGGTCCGGATGTCCTTGCAGGTGAAGTCGTTCCCGAAGGTTTTCTTGACGTAGGCGTTAAGGGTGCTTGCAGACTCGGTAAAAAGCTTGTCCGTATTTTTCCCCGGCTTCGAAAGCAGGGACTTCAAGAATTCTCGGGATCGGCGGTCCTTAACGTGAATGCAGTGCCGAATGCCGCTTTTCCCGACGAATTTCAGGTGGACCCCCGAACCCTTGCGAACAGCATTGCCCCTGAGCAGGCTCATCATACCACGGTGGTCATCGTCGCCTGAACCCCCGCCTGTGCGTATACACGTGTTTATCATCAAGTAAATGATACCACTCAGTTGGGTCTTGTTGGGCTTGAACGCCTTCAGTTTCACGCAGAACCTGAGGATGCGCTTGAACTTTACCAAGTCCCTAAGGAGAACCCACAGTGGGTGATACATGTATTGAATCTTACCAGAAGGGGCTACGCACGTGCACTGCACGGCATCGTACGGGCTCTGGCTTTTCTCCTTGATTTTCCAATTGGGAGGAACGTTCATTGTATGGAGAAAATATATATATTTTCAAAACAGAATCCATAAAGACTAACACGCTTGGGGTTTTCACAAGGACTTATGCTTGACACGCAAGAGAATTTCTAAGATAACCTGCATAAGTTTCATCATCAGCTGCATCATCATCAGATTCATATTGTTAGAGCCCAGCTGGGGGTACGGCGAGTCCCAGGTGAACATCTTTCTGCTGCTTCGCATGCTCAAGGTCGTCACCAACGTGGAGACCGCCCCCACCTACGTGCCCCCGGGCGGCGGGTCCCCCATCAAGGTTATCCAAGGAGCCGATTCGACCACCATCCAGTACGACGGCGTCGCCCCGATGACCATCAACGGCTTCGAGCTGCACCTGTCCCCCGACGCCTCGGACGCCTTCGCCCCGGGTACGCAAGTAAGCACCATCATGGGCGGTGCCGATGGTTGGTTCGCCGCCGCCGGCCCCAACGGTGTCGCCCCTGGCGACAACATCCTAGTCATTCCGGGCGCACGGGCGGTATCCTTCGTGGACACCTCCACCACTGCGTTCACCAACAAGGCTGGTGAGGACCGCTTCAACATTCTCCTCAAGGAGGATGGCACCAACGGTATGCTCGATATGGCGAGCCGCTCCGCCGCCGCCGCTCCTCTCAAGATCGGGAAGAACCTTTTCGTTCGCTGGTAATTAATTAATTATTAATAAAACTGGTTTTGGTCATATTTGACCATTAAGCAGTTCAATTAAACTTCGCCCTGTGCCTTGTCGTATGCGTCCATCTCGACGTTGTAGCGATTCTTGTCGTCCGCTGCGATATCGTTATACTTCTTCTTCTCCTGGTCCCCAAGGGCTCTCCAGCTCGACCCAATGAGCTTCGACATGTCCTTCATGTCGGCGTCGGGATTCTCCTCCTTGATGGCCGCACGGACTATGTTCGAGTAGTGGATGTACGAACTCACATGCCTCTTGGGTGCGTCCGCAGGGCGATTCTTCTTCACCCTGCGCAGTTCCTGCCTGTGGTTCGCCTTCAGCATCTTTATCATTGTGTCCATCTTCTCGTTGAGACCGTCCACCATTGTCCGCAGCTCAGCATTTTCGTCAAGGAGTTTGTCGTATTTGTCCATATTGAAGTTGAGTTGATTACTTATATACTATATATACGAATTACACTTTAATACCCTTTTTACTTGGTGCACGTGGAATTGGAACACGGCTGGCTGTATATATTCGTTCCGCAGAACATCTGGTTTTTATCCTCGTACGGGACGTAGGTGTACACATCTATTTCTATGGCGACCTTGAGGATCTTGCGGAAGTTGTTCCAGAACTCCGGGCCATGTCCCCAACTGTTGCACATTATGTGGGCCAGTTCATGTAGGGCCACAAACATCGTCGTGTTTATGTCCTGTAGTTCCTGGGTTTTCTTGTCCGTCAAGCATACATTCATTGACCTGCCCTTGTCTACCACGTAGGCTACTGTGGATTCGTCCGGAAGGGTCTCTGCCAGGGAAATACCCTGCCAGCGCTGCTTCATACGGAAGGCCCGGCTCTGATCTGGGTAGTTGTGCTTGACGCAGTACTCGATTACCAGTTCCAGTCGGCGCTTTATCTCCTTCATGCGTTCAACCTTTTCTTCCTTGTTTACCGTGCTGGTTATACCGTAGGAGGTGCCTCCGCTGTTTACAAAGGTAGTCACGTTCCACCTGTGAAAAACACAGTGAAGAAGCCACAGGGCGACCAACACCGCCACGACGGTGATAAATTTAGATGAAGTAGAAGTCGGCTTACCCATATACACTCATGTATTATTTTTTTTCATTGGCTCTTTTAATTTTACACGCATCAACCAGGGCGTCATCACGGTCGTCTGCACTGAGCATAGCACTCAAATCTCTGGTAAGTACCTGAGTATTTATTATATGTTGTTGAAAACTAGCACCGTCTTCCTCCGCTTTATCAAGCTCGCGGATCAATTTACGGACTTTGATGTCGCTGTAGATAATGTGCTCAAGATCCTCTCTCCACCATTCATATTTTTTAGTTTGGCCCATCAGAAACATCATCTTCTCCGTGAATAGATCATTGTCAATCTTCCTTGTCAAACGTTCAATCTTTCTTAATATCTTGGGAAGGTTCACCATTCTATTAACGGTTGTCATTCTACCAAAGTCTGTGATGGCTTCCTTGATCTCCTCGAACTGTTCATCGAATATTGGACCCTTCAATTCCTCGATCTTCTCCAATTCCTTGACCAAATTTTTCAGATCATCTTTCGTGACGTCGTTTCCCCCTTTAATATTCTTTATAATATTGACCAGCTGTTGAGAAGCTGTATTACGAGCAGCCGTTTTCACCAGCTCAATAATTTCCCTCACATTTCCTGGGTTTCCAGACACAATAGAATACAGTATCAAAGTTTTATGAATGGGACGTTCCACTGTGCTCAATATCGAAGTCAAAAGTTCTAATGTTTTTGACTCCTTACCATCATTCGATAAATTTTTAAATAATTTGACCGCCTCCCGGTAATCTTTCCTCGTTTGGGGGTCGATTTCGTAGTTAACCATCTCGTTATCAGTGTAACGCAGGGTTTTCGTATTCAAATGTCCCCCATTCGGCATTATAATGAGTGCAACCTTATTTATTATTTGAGAAGCTTCTACAAGTTGCATCGTGCGTTCGACAGTGCTTAACTTTATCAATTCAATAACTTGTTGCCCTGCTCTTGCCCGTGTGTAAAGTTCAATGGGGCATTTCTCGTACATATTGCAGTTAGTGAGGGTCGTCACGAGGCTTAGAAAAAGCCCACGCACTTTACCGCTGACACGCACCGCCGCAAACGCCGCGGCACGCAGGCCACCCGCCGCCTCGGCACGCACCGCCGCGGCCCTGCCATTATCCTGGGCGCCAAAACGAGTCCGTGGTCGGCTTCTAGGAGGCACATACTTTCCCCTATGGTAAGTCCCACCCTGTGCTGTAATGTGCAACACCAACTCTTTCCTAGTCGTTTTAACCCTGTAATGACGCTTTGTGTACTTGTTGTACCAGCAGAGATACACACCCGACCGGCGGAATTGCGAAGGAACGTATTTCGTCTTGACAAGCTTCCTCCCAATAGTTTTGCCGAAGGATGTTTTTTTCTTGGTCTTAGTCCTGGTCTTGGTCTTAGTCCCACTCTTTGTCCTAATGGTCTTCGTCCTAGTCGTCTTAGTCGTCCTCGTGATCTTTTCCTTAGCGCCTTTGGCCTTTTTTGACTTTATAGATCTGCTCGAAGTCTTTGGCGTGCTCGGAGATCTGCTCGAAGTCTTTGGCGTGCTCGGAGATCTGCTCGAAGTCTTTGGCGTGCTGAGAGATCTGCTCGAAGTTTTTGGCGTGCTCGGAGATCTGCTCGAAGTTTTTGGCGTGCTCGGAGATCTGCTCGAAGTCTTTGGCGTGCTCGAAGTCTTGGTCTTATCTGTCTTATCCCACGGCCCACTCCACAGACCGTACGAACGCTTACGTGGGGGACTCGGTGTTATAGTATTGGTCTTCTTCCCATTGCTGGAAGAACGCTTGCCCGCCGCTGTGCTCGATTCGTTTATCCATCTGTATTCTGGTTCTATGGTAGAATCGTCTTGTACCTGCCTGGGTGTATCCGCCTTTTCGACGTGCCTGTTAATCTGAGCATTCGAAATTTTCGGCTCGGGCTGTCTCTCCAACTTCTTCAACTTCTGTTCGAGTCGGTGTATTTTCTCTCTGTACCTACGTTCATTTAGAATAAAGTTCTCGTTCATAGTTTCCCCTATCGTTTCTGCTTTCTTTTTTGATTTCTCCAATTTGTGGGCACTGAGTTCGTGCATACGCCGAGCATCCTTGTAATATTTTCCGAGTTTCTTTGCTTTTTCAAACTCACTTTTAATGGTATTAACCGTGGCCGTGTTTTTAACATGGAGATTTTTTAGAATATCTTGTATAGACTTCTCTTCTGCGATAATCTCCTGGCGTGCGGAAGCGTCGGCGTGCTTGTCTATATTATTCACCTTGTCCAAGATCTGTTTATATTTCTCTGTATTCCATGAGACCGTGTCCAGTTTCTCAGTGAGCGAAGCGATGGCATCACCCTGCTTCTTTTTGATCTCCTTTGCAGCCTTCGCATCGTCTCGCCGAAACCTCCAATCTTCGACAAGGTGGCGGATCCCCATTTCCTTTCTAGGAACATATATTATATTTTATATGATATCAAATTTCTGGTCACGGTAATACTTTTTCCTAGAGTATGCCTGGGTGCGGAATGGGCCGTAGGTATCGACAAAGTCGACAATTTTCGGCTTAACGTCTCCTGGACTGCGCAGTCCCAATACCCGTCCCACTGTCTGGCGCACGTCCCGCTTACTCGTCGCCAGCACCACCGTGTTGAGGCGGGGGTTGTCGTAGCCTGTGGAACACATAGCGTAGGTTCCCAGGATAATAGTCTTGGCGTTGGATGCGGCCAGTTCATCGGCTTTCATCTGTCCCAGGTACACTCCCGCATCCAGCCCCGCTTTGTTACAAGCGGTGCAAAGCATCAATGCGTGTCCCCGGCGTTCCGTAAGCACCAGCATCGTCCTCCCCTCCTCGCAGAGGTCTTTGAGTTTGTCCATAATGAACTTGTTTCGCACCGCATCCACGCAGATATCGTTAACCATTGCTGGGATATTCGCCTTCTCGCTCCGGTTCTTGTGTTCCACCATGCTGGACTCGTAGGATACCCGCACCAGTTCAACGAGCGGAATCTTCAGTTGCAGTTCCACCTGTGCGATAATAGGGCCGATGCAGGTGGTAATTACATTGTCCAGACCATCCTTACGTTTCGGCGTGGCGGAAAGCCCAATCATATATTTGGTGGAGACCTTAGCAATAGACTGGCTGAAGACGGCACTGGGGACCCGATGGACTTCGTCGAAGATAACGAGACCGAACTGGTCGAACAGCTTGGGGTCGTAGGTCTTCTGCGATATGCTCTGGAGCATACCCATGACCACCGGGGCGTCCGTGTCGATCACCGACCCCCGAATGGTCCCGACCCGGCAGCCCGCAAACTTCTCAAAACTCTTCTTCGTCTGCTCGAGCAGGTTCGTCTGGTGGGTCACCCACAGAACCTTCTCGCCAAGCAGGCTGGCAATGTATATCGCAATGACCGTCTTGCCGAATCCCGTTGGAAGGCTGAGCTGCCCGCCGCCTTTGCTCCGGATAATGGGCATCACCTGGTCTACGATCACCTGCTGCTGCTCCTTGAGTTCCCCCAGGAAGTTAATGTCGACTTTGCTGCCGGTGCGCTCGTTGTTGACCCTCGGCTCCCCAAAATGCTTAATGCCGTAGATCTTTGGCATCCACATGCGGTTCGTACCGAGGGTGTAGAGGACCACGGGTTTCGGCGGTGCGCAGTCATACTCTTGAATGGGAATGAATGTGAGCCGGTCCAGATGGTCCTTCTGTTTTTTCCCCGACAATTGCTTGTAAACCACTCCATAGCCTCTCCAGTCGAGAAACGTGTCCATTTGCTTGAAATGGTTTTGCTATGGAAGTGTTAATATGTTATACTAATTAAGTGTTTTTTGTTCTTAATTGGAATTTTTCACAGTATATTGCTTGATCTGGCCGAAGCCGTCCTCCTTACCGAAGAAGTATACGACCACCACAAAGATGTAGATCTGACTGAAGAGGGTGGCTGGTATCATGTACAGGTTAAGTACCTTGCCGTTGCGGTAATACGCCAGGACGACAGCAGTCGCCATGATCAAGAACCACAAGAAACGCTTCGTGGGGTTGGGTTCTACAATTTGGGGCTCTTCTTTATTTCCGGCCATTTGGTCGTACACAATATTTTAACTCCGTTTTAACTTAACCCTGCAGATTACCCCATCCCTGATCTCGATAATTTCGACGGGGCTGTCGCTACCAAAAGCCCTCGACAACGCCACGTCCGTGCATATCACTCGATTGTGGAAGAGACCCGTCACCTCTGGGAAAATTGTGTGTCCCAAGAACATGGTGTCGACTTTGTTGTCGAGAAGCGAGAAGGTCTTCCGCAGGTCGTCCGCTGTCTGCTGATTTTCCTGGGTAAAATAGCGACTGAAGAGGGGGTTAAATGAGCGGTCCATCCACGAAGCTTCACGTCCGTCTCTGAGGAAGCGAACCAAATCCCGATTCAGCTTATCAATTTTCTCCAGCCCCTTCCCCTTCGTTGCTTCGAGAAGTCTCGGCTCGAGTGACCCGTGGACGAAGACGAACCTACCAATACGCAGTATCATTGGCCACTCCTTCGCCAGTTTGGTTATGAGGGCGCCCCCAGGTGCGAGTTCTCGCTGGCGGTCGGTTCCACGGTCTTTGAAACTTTGGATGTCTGCCCGTTTGTGGTACATGCTGTTAACTCCCATGTGGGCGCAGACATCGTGGTTACCCATAATGCTAAGAACCCTTCCCGACTCTTTCCGAGCTTGGGTGTCCAATTGAAGTATGTAGTCGACCAGTCGGAGTTCGAGTGCGCTTCCGAGGTACTCACTGTCGGGTCGAATATCTGGTCGCAACCCATCGAATATGTCCCCCATACATACGACCCATGTGTTTCCGCCTGTCCACGCCCCGCTGCTGTCGACAGCTCCACGTGCCTGGAGAATAAATACGAGCTGCTGTAGGTCTGTGTGGAGATCCCCTATAACTATTATACGGGTATTCATTAATACTCTTGTCTACTTTTTTTTATCTTTGAACTGCTTACTCAAGAAATAGTTGAATTCCTTAATGAGTTTGAAGATGAATATCGGTTTTTTCATGGTCTTAATGTCCGAATACATCGCCAGCTTAGGCTCCCTGACGTCGCCGTCGAAGTGTTTCTCGAAGACGACGCTGCCGAAATGAGTGGCAAAGGATGTTCGGAAAACCCGCTGGGAAGATGTCCGCAGTGCCTCAACGTGGGCTTCATTCAGGTCCGCACCGCTTATGCCAGCGCTCGGTTTGTGCTTCCTCTCCGAAACGTTTGTTCCGTCGTAAGCGACCCCCTTCCTAGTCGCCGTGGACCTTCCCTGTCGTACCCAAGTGTTCCCTGACGACCCCAGGGGCATGTATTCGCTGACGTGACCCGACCACTTTACTTGCACAGCCATTGACTCCGCACGGGGGTAGAGGACAGAGAGACAGCGCAGGGCGTTGTGGAATGTGTCTGTGGGGTAGTCCACCCGCACGAACGTTGCCTTGCCCTTGCACATTTTCTTCAGGTGATCTCGAAACTGGTCCTTGGGAGCGACCATAACCTTTGCCATTTCTTGAATCGTCTCCTTCGACGATACGTACTCCATTGCCGAGCGCCAGTGTTCCTCAGGGTTCTTGATGAATTTATTAACAACCTCTAGGCTGAAATGCTGTCGGAGAACATTCTGTACCGTTTTATGGGCATTGGCTAGATCTCTGCTCTTGTCGTGTCGTGCCTGTGTGAATTCGAAATTACCACTCTGCGGGAAGTATCTGAGTTCGACAACGGTGTCGTGGGGAACCTCGTCGGGTCCTGGAAGCCGCTCCACCCTTTCGGGGGGCACCAGCCATGTGGTCTTCCCCTTCTCCACCTTGTTCACGTCCCTCTGGCTCTTCGTTGCGAACCACGTCCCCCTTCCCCCGGGATCACGCTTGACCACCAAATCCACTGTGGCTTGGAACTGTGGCTTCCACTTGTAGCATATGTTCGCACACTCTGTCCACGGGCCACATATGTAGGGCATGTCCCACGGTGTGAACACGATGCCGTCGAAGGGAATAGTGTAACCTGAGGTCCTGTATGATTCCTTGAGTTTGTTTACGAGAAAGGTGTAAGCGTCGTCCCCCGTGCTCATGTTTTGCGGCGTCGTTCCTAGAACGCTGATATCGACGTGTCGGGTCATCAGTATGGAGAACCCCTTAGGTAAGGTGCTGCCATTGGAACTGGAACTGGAACTCGAATTCGAATTCCTGGAAACCTTCTCTCCCTTCACGATCCGGCGACTACTGAGCACCTGGACTTCTTTCGACGCCGCAGGCTTCCGTCGGGGGGCGTTCACCGCAGCCACAAAGGCTTCGGCAGCCTTCCAGCGGACTGTGCTCGGATCATTAAGACCGGTGGTCTCCGTGAGCAGGGCGTCGAAAACGTTGAACGCAATGTGTTTGGCCAGAGTGGCTTTGAGGTGAAACATTCGTTTTTTTTTTGCGTTGAATTCGACGATTTCGCCATCCAATATCACAGGGGAACGACTCTGAAGCAGCACTTTCCTGTCCTGTAGCCTATAAATGTCAAAGCGCCGGTTGACAAAGTAGGGACGCCGAAACGTCCTGTCCGTCTGTTTGGCGGACTCGCTGCGGCCGTTTGAGTCGACCAGTGGGCCGCCGAACATGATGTATCGGACACCATCCGCCTTGAGGTTGATGGCGTACTTGTAGTTGCCGTCGGCCTTCTTCTTGAGAATATCGAGAATGTCCCCCTTGTTGAGATGAATGGGCTGTCCTCCTGGATATTTGGTAGGGTCTCGCTTGATGATACCCAAAGCCTTCGAAATCTCGTCTCGAACCTCTGTGTATCCTTTTGATTTTACAGTTACCAGTTCCATTGTTTATATTACTCACTATTTTTAATTTTCGATTTTCCACAGGACTTTCAGGAGTTTCTCGGCCTGGTAAAAGTAATTCGAGTGCTCCGTCCTATACGTTACATCGTTTGCAACAGTATGCGCCAGCTCGTGTATGAGCAGGGCCTCCATGGCCGTCTGGTTCCGGTGGAGTTTCAGGTAAATCACGCGGCGCTGTGCCCTGAGCCTACCATCAACCCCTATCTCTGGGGACATACTCTCGCTGCTCTGGATCCCGCACATATTGGCGGTTGAGCACCTATACACCCCGTATGGGTAGTTGAGACCATCGAACCGGTGGTTGTCTGGGATCTCAGCCAGACTGCCTTCCTTCCCATGGTGTTGCAACAGTAGGAGCATTCCGGCATTGAGCCAAGGGTTCGCCTCCAAGACCGCTCGGGCAGCGGGTCTCTGTCTGGTGACTGGCCAATTCGAACATAAACGGATAACTTTCTTCTCCAGGCCGTTGAGTCGGGCCACCATGTCAGAGTGGGAACGATGTGTGTTAACTATGCGTGTGTCGGGATATTTCCGGGCGTTGTAATAAAGCCCCTTCTCTGGGAATACTTGGTTGTAAATGGTAAGGTTGTCCTTGCGTATCCGAGCAGCCATCCTTTATGCTTGCAAATTATTATAATTGTTTCGTTTACTCACGATATGTGATAGTGGTAGACCCAGGCAAGTACAGAAGAGGACACGGCTATCCAGACCATGATGTTGGCAAACTTGTGACGTTGTTTCTTCTCCTCATCCGTCCCCCCCTCCTGGCTAGAATACGTTATCGCTGCTACAAAATATGCGAATAACAAAAGACCATATATAATTTTCGGCGCCCAAGCTGGGAAATTATCGTAGAGATGTAAGAATACATCAGAGAACTTCAGCCAGATAACAGGGTATGCTACTGTCGTGGCCTTGGACCAGCCGAAAACGCCCCCTACCGCCGCTACCACCACTAGCAGCATCCAGCCCACGGTTATGAGAGCCGTATGCCAGAACTTCATATGTATTATTTGACAGTTATATATATATTTATTTTGCGAATCTCTTTTAAAATTATATATATAACTGTCAACTGGCAACATCAATGTCAATAGTGCGAGGATTCACACTCGCACTCACTTCGATCAGGGGTCTACCATAACCAATGGCGTGTACTCAACCACGGCGGACGAACTAGTGCGCTGCCCCGCCAAACTCGATGCACTCACTGGTCTCGTCCAGGGTCTCGAAATATCCTCGCTACTCGATGTGGTCGCTGGCCTCGCCGACGCCGTCATCTCGTGCAGCGACATCGACATACCCGCAGACCTCCGGAACCAACTGGCGACTATAGAGTCGAACCTGAACCAGCTCACCAGCAGCGTGGGGAACATCAGCCAGAAACTGGAACTCATCAACCAAGGCATTACCGACCCCGAACACATAGCCGCCTTCGCCGAAATCAACAACATGGTCTCCGTTTTTTCGGTGAACATGACCCTGCTCCATGCGGCTATGGAGGATCTTAGCGGCACGCAGTTCGACTGTGCGGACAATTCGGGAACAGACCTGAGCGACATCCCCACCGTCCAGTCTGTGACGGAGACTATCGACACCCTCATTTCTGGGGTCAACGTATTGGTATTGCGGGTCGCCGAAATCCAACTCAACACGGACAACATCAAGGACCTCGTCGTCCGGGAGACCTCGTAGAAGGGCACGGGAATTTGACGGACAGGTATCAGGACGTGGGGTTTGACATTACCGCCCTCAAGTATTCGAATTACACAGAGGAGGCATTCACCGCAGTGTTACACCTGTTCGCATCCAAGAGGGCATTCAACGACCTCCTGGAACACCGCCCCCGGATAAAGGAACTCGTCTCGAATGTATGAAATGTATATATAGAATTAAATTCTTTGCTGTTAATAAAGAATAATGGCTGAATTCGATAAGCAACTACTGTCCGAGAATGGAGAAGAGCTGACGTACATGATTACGGTGAATGGGCGACAGGACACGAAGATGGTGGAGATCCTTCCGCCCCTCAAAAACGTTACCTCGGTGGAGGTGGTCCAGGCCAGAGTTCCACTGTCTGAGTACACTATCGAATACGACAGGAACAAACTGGTTCTGTCCTACGACGGTGCGCCGCACACCATAGTGCTGCCCGACCAAGACTACAGTCCCGACAGTATTGGCGAGATAGTGAACACCCTTATGCCAGATTCGGGGATCACTATGGATGTGCGACCCAATGTCGGTAAATTCTATATGAGCTCCGTCACGAAGGCATTCTCTGTGCTGGGCACGACGACGTGTCACTACCCCCTCGGCCTGCCAGATGCGGAAGACATCTCGAGCCAGGAACTCGTGGATGCCTCGGGTGGGATCGTTCATTACCTTGAGTTTCCCAACAGGTACGATCTTGTCGTCTCCGACGTGGTTCTCCTGCAGTCCGGTGACATCGACACCTCTCTCACTCGGGGCAATACTGCGACCAATTTCGTTCCTCTGGCCGAGTTCTTTCTCGCTAGCCCGGGGATGAACGACCAGTATTCGAACATGGACACTCCCTATCGGTATTTCTCCCCCATCGCTAGCCTCGATCGACTCAATCTCAGTTTCACTCGCAGTTCAGAATACAACAAGGAGATGAAGCAGGTGCCCTATAATTTTAGAGGTATTCGGTGGTACCTGAAACTGGCAATTAAGACCAGACAGTTGAAACCGAAACCAACTCTGCAACCTGGCGGTATGGATCCTAAGCTTCTCTCTAAGTCGGGATCGAAGGTCAAGAAATCGACCGGGGTCCGTGACAAGTCTAAGGGCATTATTGTCCCAGGTCTTGGCTCGGGAATGACCATCGACACGGAGTCTTACGACTACCTTCCAATGGCTTCCAATAGCAACGAATATATGTGAAAAAAAAAAACTTGTAATGATAAATGAACAATGAAGCGAATGATCCCCGGGCTTGGGACAGCACCAAGCCCCGTATCGAAAGGCCTAAACTATCGAGGGATTTACAGAGCATAAAGGGCAAGTCCAGAATGCAGAGGAGGAGGGCGCTGCTCATGAAGACACCGTATGAGGACAAAGTCGACCTTCTTCCTACTTCTATAGTGGAAGGAAAGTATGCGGAAGTGAAACCGTCTTACAAGACTAAGCACGCCGAAATTATGGAGAATTTTACAAAGAATGCGAAAAAGGCGAAGAAGAACGCCCCCAGTCCCACTAGGCCCGTCCTGAAGAAGGCGTGGAAAGCTGCGAGAGCCAGGTCAAAGTCCAGGTCCAGGTCCAGGTCCAGCAGTTCGGGAAGTCCAGGGGAGAAGGCTGCTAGGGCAAAGGCACGGACGGCACAGCAGAGGAGGGAGCAGGGCGAAAATGAAGGAATGATTGGAAGTGACCAAGGAAGTGGCAACGAAGACGACGCTCTTCCCGCCTTCAACCAAGCCCAGTACGAGCCTCAGTACGCCGACCTGGCACTTTTTGAACAGGACACCGAGGGAAAGCCGAAAAGGACTACCAGGATCGCCCCTCTGCCGATCAACATGACCAGGACCGAACGATCAAAAGACTGGACAATGAATGCTCAGCCAGCCCCAGGAGACTATAACGCAGCCATGAAAAAGAAGTTGAACAAACTATTAAAATCCAAGAAGAAGATCACACGGAGGATACCAGGAATGAAGAAGGGGAGCGTATGGGACGACGACAAAGAACGGTGGATCAATCCAAACATTAAAGAAACGTACAAGTCTCGATCGTCTTCGTCTTCCAAGACGCCCAAGTCTTCGTCTTCGTCTTCCAAGACGCCCAAGACGCCCAAGTGCCCCGTGGGTTATATCTGGAATAAAGATACGGAAAGGTGCGTTATACGCACTGGAAAGGTGGGCATGGAAATTCTTAAGGCTCGTTCTGCCAGTTCGTCCAGTTCCGCCTCCAGCGGGACGAAAGCGACACGGAAGAAGAATACAGCGGTGCGGAAGAAAATCAGCGGGGCAATGCGGGCTGTCAGGGCAGTGTTCAGACCAAAAACGAAATATAATCGGGCGAGGAAGGCAGAGAAGAAGGGTCCCGCCCGTGCGAAAGTAAGTTGGCTGACCAAGACTGGTAGGAAACCCGAACCTCCTAACACATATACATACGTGCAGCCCAAAATTGTCCTCTCGGGCAGGAATACCGAAGCAAGGTATTTGCAGAGAAAATATAAGCAGACGAAAAATGACACGAAGGGCAAGCAGTTATCGGAAGAGGATATTCAGTTGAAAATGGATAGGGCACAGCGAAAAACTATTCCCGAACTCAAGGCCGCCATCAAGGCAGCAAACGAGAACGTTTCCGTTGTGGGCAGCAAGAGCGAGTTGGTCGTCCGACTTGTCAACTTGCGCATTACGAAACAGGAGGCTATGACTAGAAAGCGTAAAAAGCTGGAAACGATGAGAGAATTGCCACAATCCTTCCTGCTCCCGGGCGGGAAAAGGAAGACTGTTAAAGGTCAGGTAACCCTTAGAAAATCTGTGGTAGGAAAGTACCGGGACGTCAAGAACGTCAAGGAATGGGCACAGAGTAAGTCGATTGACGAACTAAAGACAGCCATACAGGCGGCCAACAAGAATGCATCTCTGGAGGGGAGCAGGAGTGTTCTAATGGACCGGGTAGTGAATCTATACGAAACCATGGAGGCGACCTCACTTCCCGCGGGCTATTATCCCTTAGGACATATCTGGAAGAAGCCAGACGCCAAGACAGGCAGGACGCCTGGGGTATCGTGGAAGAACGGTCAGGGAGGGAAACTGGAAATGGTATACACACCTAAGCCCTACCAGAACGAACTTATGGAGTCCTGGCGGATGACCACGAAGGATGTCATTGACCCCTGGCGGCACGACACCAATGTTCTGGCGTGGAATACCGCAGTGAAGAAGGAGATCCGCAAGCTCGAGTTCCTGAGTCACGCATTGAATCACAGCGACTTCCTGACGAAGGCGCACGACAAGGCAGAATCCCTCAAGCGCGTTAACACGAAAATGCAGATTATACTCATAGAGAAACTGAAGAAAACGGAGCCGAGGGCAGGGCAGCTTATAAGAGAAAGACTGAGCGCACCAAGATCTATACGGACCGTCGTAGCAGAGACTCCACAGAAAGCTTTGGAACTCCAGAAGAGAAATGAACAGCTCGATAGAATAATGAGCATCATTGGTCACGGAGCCGCCAGGGAGGTGCCTAGAAACGTGCCTTTTGTTCAGACAGTCCACAGCACAGAAACCACGCTTTACCGCAGGCCACAGCAAGCGGGCGAGAAAGTATTTTCAGGAGGAGAGTACACGAAGTCCTCGAGGAGAGTGGTCAAGTTCGACCCTAAGGACAGTGAAGCAGCATACCATCGGTATATCACACCCGCACCTCACTACGAACGGGGTGTTGCAGTCTACCAGCCCAGCACCAGGAAGTATCTCACCAGGCGTGACGTGAAGGTCTTGAATATAATAGACATTAACGATGTCAACATTAATCACTGGGATAACAATAATAAAAGCGTCGGCAAAATAACACTCAAAGATATTGTGCGGACCGAAAGATCTACCTATCAGGCGGGCATGGTCAATATACACAAGGACGACGGATTTTTCAGTTGCGAAGATGGAGTCCGTGAGTTCGCATACGACGCTCGACTCGACCTAACTGGCGTATTGTCGGATGACATAGATTCTAAAGTTCCCATCTCCCTTGACGATGTTATTAAGTCCCAGCTCTGGTTTAGAGGTATTTACGCAGAGGAGGCTGAAAAATACAAACGCAAAATAAGGCTCATACAGCGGATGGATTTTACGGAAACTGAACGCAACCAAATGATTGGAGCCCTCCTCCGGAAAAAACTAGAGAAGACTCCCATTCGCCGCAATGAGGACATCATTGTCGAACTGGAGACGTATTTACAAGCAGCACAGCAGCACTCTCGCACCGACAAACTCAACCACGGTGACCTACTTCTGCTGTGGACATTGTACGAAATGGCCCAGTTCCGTATAGCGAAGTATGAAGTCCCCCTTACAGAGTCCCAGCGGCAGAGAATGAATGCCGTCTACATGGTGTTCAAAGGAGATACACAAGGTCCAAGGTCAGTGGCACCCTACAAGGTAACGAATATCGGCAACAAGTCATTCACGCCTAAGGGCTCCAAGTCGGGCTCCAAGTCGAGCTCCAAGTCGAGCTCCAAGTCGAGCTCCGGGTCTCAAAGTAAGCCCAGAATAATAATTTAAGCAATCGAATAAAACAAAACGAACCAATATGTCCCGAAGACTTATTGGTTTGTGTTGCGTACTTAAGGAATTTCGATACACTCACATCAGGTCTCTCAGGTCTGCCTGCCTCGCTGCCTGTAGCTTGTCCAGGTCCATGTTGGTGTGGTCCTGAACCTTCTTTTCGTCTACATTGGTACATCCATTAGCCTGACCGATCACGGTGAAATTCGAATGGATTTCCTCGTCAGATAGAGAGGTATAGGGGTTGAGCTCAAAGCCTCCCTTTACTCCCATCGCAGGAGAGGGACCAAGTTCGGGCGCTTTGCTTTTGTCGGCGAGCCACTTAAACAGGGCTTCCCCCGAATATACTCCCTCCGTTGTCTGTAAGGTCGGCACGCTCTGCAGCCACTGTGGCAGTTTCCCCTGGTTCCTCTCGATTTCCACCATATTGATCTTCTGAGAGAGATCTGGAATCTTCTTAGCCTCCTCTATGAACCTGGAGCAGTGATTGCATCTCCTGCTGTAAAAAAGTAGTATTTGGTCGTCGGCAGTCGGCATTGTTGTATAGTATTGTATTCATACTTTATACCATTTTCGATTATTGGAATACTTTAAAATATTCGTCTACTATCAAAAGCAATGGCGGAACAGGTATACATTATCGCAGCTCTTCTGGTGCTGTATCTAGCGTGTGTGTGTGCCACACGGAATTTCACGCAAGTAGGGGAAACCGCCCCCGCACGTGCCGCCCGTGCCCAAGGCCCGAAGGATATCCACACCTACATACCTAAGCCGTCGATGTACGATAGTTCTCTATGTGGAGTCTTCGCACGAATGAGTTCGCCCCACTTGGACTACAAAGATACCAGCTTGGGGGATTCCGTCCCTTTGGAACAGGACGAGGTTATGGATTCTCACAAGTTTCTAACGCAGGAAATTGTAAACAATACCTCCAATACCGCCCTGGGGAAGCTTCGCATCATGGATCTCACAGGGACGGTTAACCGGGGAAAGAATGTAAAGTACTTTGAACTCAAGGCCATGTTATACAACCATTACAGGAGTTTCGCAACGCCCATCCTGGTTGAAATGTTCTGGAACCCAGAGACTGGCTTCAAGATTAAGCGGATCAAGACCAAGGTGTGCACCGTTTCGAGTGCGTACGCAGCAAAACCTCTGGAGACCTTTGTCTCCCCTGTCACAACGGCAGCCAGCGTAGGATACCCAGAGGAACTCGACCCGGTGATAACGCAGCTGCTCCGGGTGCAGAATGAGAAGCGCATCACGACGAGCATTCCCGGCACCGTAGGATCCGGCTTGAGCGGCCAATCCCTCAATCAATCGTACGAACGCCCGAGCGACGTGGCCCGAAGGTTCGCCATGCGGGGGTAACCGTGTTTTTAATATTTAATTTAGAAAAGTTTAAGTCGGGGGGGCCCCACCGCCCATGCGCCCGCCCTCGCCATCCTCGCCTCCTGGCGGCTGTCTCGCAGTCTTTCACACACCGTGCGGAGCAACTTGTCGCTTGCTTCTTTGCGCTCGGCGCTGCTGGGTTCGCTGAACTTACATTCCTCGAAGCCCCCGCTGGCGTCGGGCGGCCCCCCGGTGATGGTGGTGTATTGTGTAAGCATTGTTTTGTGTGTGTAGACCTACAGAGACGGGCGGGCACTTCCCTAGGGTAACCAAGAAATGTATTAAATGAATACTTAGAGTAATATTTATATAATATATTATACATACAATGAAACCCAGTCCCGCAAGGAGTCGTATATTCAGTTTCAGCAGTCCTGGGAGCCCCCCAAAGGAATTTTATATTCTAATATCAAATGATAGCGGTGAGGGATTTGGTGGGGGACTCGACAAACGTGTACCACCACAGCGATGTGGTCAAGATCAAGGCGTACGGAGAATATTGGTGTATTCCTGTAGTGATAGAGACGCCAGACCAGGCCTTCTACCCGTGCCGCAGGGTGGGACAGGGGGGGAACGGCATAGTCCTCGAGTACAGTAACGAGTTCGGGTCATTTGCTGTAAAGGTTACGGAGCCGGGGTGCGAGCCGAAGTCAACCGATGTCTGGCTCCAGGACCTCACCACCCCGCACCGGAAAAGCCTGAAACGCTACATCATCGAACAGAAGCCACTCGGGCGTTTTCGCACGTTCAGGTTCGTCGCCATGGAGTTATTGGATAGCGAATTCACCAGCTTCAGGGCTCTGCTTCTGACAAAGCCGTCTGATTTCACTCTTCCCTCTAGGGCTGTGCGCTTCGATGCGCTGTATAAAATATGCATCGCCCTGCGGGGGCTCAGCAAGGCCAAGCTTGGCTATCTGGACCTTAAACTGTCAAATATTATGTGCAACGTAAGACTATCATTCGCCGGCAAAATCGTCGTGAAGGAGGTCAAGCTTATTGACATCGACGGCCTCCGGACCTTTTCCAAGGCTACGGAGGCGTCCACCTACCCACCGATTGAGTGCTGGCCACTCGACGGGGCACCTGACGATTACCCCTGCCCTACCGAAACGCCGTGCAATACCCGGTCGTGCGCCTGGTCACTTGGCGTATTCGTCCTTTTCTGGCTGCTCCCAACGATGGACCGCATTTCGGCATTCGCCTACGAACACCTGGACGTGTCAGGCAGGTGGGTCCAGCCTCCCGAACACGCCGATCCAACATTGGCCAAGTCGCTTCTTTTGCACGCCCAGGGCCTGATGGTCGAAATCTTCCCGAACGCCACAGCCAGCGAACTGGGGGTTCTGCAGGCAATATTTGACCCTGACAACGACCCTCGCCTGCGTTCTCCTGGATCTTCCCCAGTGTGTCGACCCGAAATCGACGTGGTGTTGCGAGTGCTCATGAAGTATCTCCAGCGCATGAAGCATTTGTCGTATCTTCCCCGATGTTGGTTCGTCTTCAAGCGAAGCAACAAAGCCGAGTACATTAAATTGTAATAATAATATTTATAAACATCAAGATGAAACACGTTTCAAAGGGAATGGAAAAATGTTACAAGTAACCGTGTTGGCGTCTATAATTCTGACGATGAAGCGTTATATTCTCGATATAGATTACGAAACACCGAACTGTCTCGGATATTTTGTAGGTTTTATTCACTACTTTTTCTGCGTATTTATACGTCTGTTGGCATTGAAATCGTTTTGGTTATTCTGCTACAACTCTGTCTGATAGGTGGAATCATTTATAAACGATGTATTCTAACTGCGTATGAAAATAATTTATTAAAATTAGATGAGAGACATACTTGGGCACTTTCACTCATGTCTACACAAGATATGGATGCTATGAAAAGGGGTTATATCCTACCGCAGTGGATAAATACCGTGCGAATGAACTTTTCCGTTTTATTGGCAATTTCCATAAAGTTTTTCTACGAGACGTTCATGTAATTATAAAATCGTTATGTGTTCCCCAGGTTCGATAGTGCGCAGTGTCCACAGATAGAATGTTTTCAGATCGGTACTACGGATACAGCAGTTGTAGTCGTACAGCGAATTCGTCACGAACGCACCGAGCGGTGTGCGCACACTCGTGAGATTCTCACTGTCACGAATGCTCGTCATACCCAGGCACGTGTTGGTGGGCACGGCGGTTTCGCACCGCAATGTATACACGTCATCGGAAATGATGAGCTTTAGGGAGGGCGGGAAGGGTCGATACTCCATAGTGCTGTTCATTTGTTATATAATTATGCTAATACCTAAAACCTATAATAAAAACAGATTAATATCTCTGCCTCTTGTAATATTATGAGCAGTAATGGAATACATCATCTCCGGAACGTCGATATAGGAGGAGGGGCGACAAGGATCGTAGTCGTAGAGCCTCCAGTTCTGGACCTACACGTGGATCTTGGGGAGAAGCTCTACGAAATTCGCTGCAAGAGGGATGCGATATCGTTGCATCACGAGAGCCTCAAAAAGCAGAACGACAGCTTCAACAAAACTATTATCATTCTCAGTCTAGCAACAGCCTTCACCGAAACCCTGAAAAGCACCCTTCAGCTGACCGATGAAACTGTTTATGGTAAGACCATCTCGAACTTGGCTAAAATAGCTCCAATCGGTATTTCTACGCTCACCGCCATTGTGAGTTCCCTGATGAAATTCAGGAAGTACCCGGAAAGGATGGAGACCCTTACGAAGGCGTCTGAGAAGTTCAACCACACCGCCACCCGCATGCGGCGCTTGCAGGAAGAACTCAGCTTCGTCGACGAGGCTGCGGCGAAGAAAATGTACATCGACGAAGTCATGGAGTTCTACCGAGAATCCCTGCAAGAGGCAGAGGCCACCATCTATCCCGACGTGCGCCAGAAGTACTTCAAGAGGGCCCAGGACAACATTGTGAAGATGCAGAAGAACGAGAGAACGTTCATGAAAACATGTCGCAAGCTCAACGCAGAGATGGAACGAATGCGAATGGAGCCGTACGACCTCAAAGCGAACAGACCGATTCCAGTCGATACAGTCGACACCCCAGCAGGAGTGCTCGATTTGGAGGACGACGCCAGCGAGAAAGACGTTGAGACACCGACTGGTGCCTCCGAAACCAAAGACGAAACGCCTAAAGCTGCGAGCAAGTCTTGGATCAAGCCCAGTGCGTGATTATTAAATATATAATTTCGTTACATTGCCAGACCCTCGTAGAACTTCTCCACCTTGCGGCTCACCTTGAACGCCTGGGGGCTGATATCGGTGATGCGGACCCTGTCGAGACTGACCGCCCTCGACAAGCCCGTGTATGCCTGCCCCGGGGCGAAGACGCTCGATCCTAGGTCAATCTCAAGACAGTCGATGGTGGATCCCTGTGACTTGTGGATTGTCATTGCCCAGGCCAGCTTCACGGGCATTGCCACGTAGAGAATCTGTTCCGTCTCGTCGTCACGGAACTCGTATTCGGAAAGGAAGTGCTCTCGACCATCTACCAGCGTCAAGCCTATGCAATACTTGTTGTCCATCCTCAAGAACGACTTGACCACGCCACGGGTGCCGTTCACGATACCCCCTTCGGTGTCAATGTTCCTGGTGATCATCACCTGAGCACCGATGCACAGCAGGATGCTGTCCTTGTTGTCTATCTTGAACTTCCGGCACTCTGGTCGGGGGGTCTGCCGCATGAGCTTCTTCATCTCGGCACCATTGATGTCGTCGACGTTTACATTGAGGGAATACAGTTTGGTATACTTTACCTCCCCCTCCGCACCCTTGCAGGAGGCGAGGGTCTGCAAGTCCTCCGTAGATACATTCCCGGTCCTGGCCCGACCAAGGATGTCCTTGAACACGACGTCCCCGATCTGGCGCATCTGCTCCTCAAGCACCACGGTGAACAGGTCAGCCTCCTGCCACACGGCCGCCTCGAAGCAGAACTTTCCTGACACCGGGGGCAGCTGGTAGAAGTCGCCGACGAGGATCATTTGCACGCCGCCGAAGGGGAGGTCACTCCTCTTTAGAAGCTTGAGGTAGTCGGACACCTTCTGCAGCAGTTCGGCGTTTATCATGCTTATCTCGTCAATGATGAGGGTCCGGAGCTGTCGGAGCTGCTTGCATTTTTCTACCTTCGCAGGGTAGTATTGACTGACTAACTTGTCGTAGAGGTCGCCGGCAGGCTGCTTTGCAAGACCGACGCTCAAGAATGAATGAAGTGTAGACCCATTCAAAAGAACGGATGCACACCCCGTCGCAGCCGTGACGCCGATGTTCGCTGTTTTCTGCCTGCAGTGCCTGATGATCTCATTGAGACAGTAGGTCTTTCCGGTCCCGGGGCAGCCCGTGAGGAATACATTGGCCCCGACCTCCACGCAATTGAGCGCCTCCTGTTGCAGGTCATTCATAGCTGGTTATATTGATCTTTTACTCATATATCTTTAAGGAATAGGTCTCTAAACGGTTTTTAGCCCCCTGAACTTAGCAAGCTTCGCTCTTACGGTTACCAGTTTCCACGCCTTCACAACCTTTCTCAAGAAGAGTCTCGTTTTCATTCGAGTGCGAAGGCCCTGTGGGCGCAGCGGCTGGCTTCTCACCCGTTTCCATGCTTCGAACACGCTACTGACGCTTACCGAAAATTTAATGTTCTCCAGCTGGCTAATCAACTGCTCGGTGTCTCTGCGGGTAGGGTTATTGGGAACCTTACCGGTGTACATCCAACACATTTTCCTGTCGAACATACAGGGGTCTCCATCCTTTACTTCTGGGTGCACCCAATACGTTGTCCAGTTGGTGTCTCCCCCCAAACTTCTTCCGTAATCCGTTTCCCAGAGATAATATATGTCACAGGCCGGGGGCGGGATGCCGTTCCGCACATAAGAGAAGTTTCGTTCCATTGTCCTTGAGATAATATTATTAGTAATAATATCTTAAGTTTGTATAAAAATACATTTTACTCTTCGTTCAGGGCCGACCACGATGCCGATGACGCATCGAACCCAAGAACGGCATTGTTGGTCGCACCGTTTGTGGAGACGTCCTTAAGGGACGATAGTGTTATGTTGGCGATGCGGCTCTCGAGGTCGGCGACCTTCTTCGCCACAGAGCCATCGCCTTTGGGGGCACTCGCCTTAGGGGCCGCCTCAAGAGCCTTGACGCTCTTCTCCAGCGCAACGATACGGGCCACAGCGGCCTCAAAGGATTTTTTCGATACATTGTTAGTAGAAGGCATTGTTTGTTTACCTACAACTGCTGTTACTAATTACTTAAATTGAACGAATTAAGGACGTAAATCATTATTAATTATTGGATAACTTATATCAGACATGCATCCCTTAATTGCTACTATCAAGGCGATTCCGCAGCATAAGCAGAAATCCCCCGAATGGCTGAAACAGCGACAAGGATACCTGACGAGCAGTGACGCTGCGAGTGCGCTCGGGACAAATCCGTATTCGAGCTACGATGAATTGGTGTTTAAAAAGTGCGGCATCTCCAAGCCGTTCACTGGGAACATCGCAACGAGGCACGGAGAGCGCTACGAAGACGAAGCCATCGAACGCTACTGCAGTGTCATGGGCATGGTCAATCACGAGTTCGGTCTCATCCCCTACGAAGCCGTTCCTAGGGAAGGTGGCGATCCCGAGCTCAATTTTCTGGCTGGAAGTCCTGACGGCATCGCCCTCCCAGTGGGCTGCGACGACACTGCAGAACCAGTTCTCATTGAGGTCAAGTGCCCGTTTCGGCGCAAGCCTATCCAGGGCGTGTGCCCGGAGCACTACGTGTCGCAAGTTCAACTCAACATGCTTATATGTAAGTGCAAGAAGGCCGACTTCATTGAATACCTGCCCAAGACACAAGAGCTATTTATCACTCGGTTTTACATCGACCACGACTGGATCAACGCTCGAGCCCATCTTTTCAAGGATTTCTGGAGTAAGGTCATGCAATTCAGGGACAGTGGAATACACACACACCCCAAATACGCAACGATCAAAGCTGCGTGCGACAAGGCAATCATTAAGGACGAAGAGCGCAAGCGCAAGGAGGAGATAGTGAAAAACCAAGGATGTCTTCTGGACTCCGATACAGATTAAGATTAAGCGTCTATTATACCACAAGGATTAAATCCATTACACTCAAAGATGGGTGTTCGTGGATTGACCAATCTCATTCAGAAAAAGGCACCCGAAGCTAAAATTTACGTTTCCGATACCGATATGGTGGGATCCAAGTATGCTATAGATTCGAGTATCCTGCTCTACAAATTCAGCCACGCTTCGAAGACCTACGAACACTCACATACGACCGGTTTCATGAACAAAGTGGTATCCTTCCTGGGCGGCGGCATCCTCCCAGTGTTTGTATTCGATGGTGATCCCCCGGACGAGAAGATGCACACCCTGAACAAGCGGAAGGAGGACAAGCGGAAACTGTATGCAAAGGTGGAAGCCCTAGAGGAGCAGCTGCCCAACCTCACGGAAAGGGCCGAAATCGAAGCGTGTAATAAAAGCATTGAACATTATAGGAATCAGATAGTGAAGGTCACCGCAGTTCAGAAGTCCAGCGTCCTTGAACTTTTGGATATCCTGGGGATTCCTGTCGTAGAATCCCCAGGAGAAGCGGAGCAGACCTGTGCCTACCTTCAGAGGACGGGTCTGTGTGATTACTGCGTAACGGACGACAGCGATGCGTTCCCCTTTGGAGGAATGCGGGTCATTCGGCTCTCTAATAAGACGACTCACAAGAAGGATCACGTCGAAGTGTTTTGCCTAGACAAAATACTCACCATTCTGGGACTGTCCTATTCATCATTTGTCGATATGTGTATCCTCTCTGGCTGTGATTTCTGCGGGACTATCCCAAGGGTGGGGCCGGTGAGTGCGTTCAAATACATGGCGAAATACGGAACAATTGAGGAATTACTCAAAGCGGATGTGGTGAAGGAACCAGAGACATTCGAATATTCTAAAGCCAGGAATATTTTCCTGGCTGATCATGTTCCGATCGATGTCCTGCTGAAACTGTCGCCCATGAACAGCACAACCCTGACTGCATTTCTCAAAAGCAGGAACTTCCAGCAGCGGGAAATACTAAAGTGGATATCGAAACTTGAGAACGCACGCCAGACATTCCAGAAAATAGAAATAGCCCAAAATAAAATATAGGTAGTGGGTAATAATGTTGACAAAGACACAGTTCCGAGTACTTTTCGGTTTCACCGCTAAGGCTAAGGCTAATGGCAAGGGCAAGGGCAAGGGCAAGGCAAAGGGCAAGGCAAAGGGCAAGGCAAAGGGCAAGGCAAAGGGCAAGCGTAAGGCCAAGGTGGGCACCTGGACCTGCTTCGGTGCCAAGCGCACCGTATTCAAGGGTAAGTTCGGCGGGCGGTACGTTCTGCGCAAGAACAAGTTCGGCAAGATGTCCAAGGTGTACATCAAGGCCGCCCCTGCCCGGCGCACTCACTTCGGCTACAACATCAGCAATCCCCTGACTTTGAAGCCTGCTGTCACTGCGCTGGGTGTGGGACCACATTCGACAATGCGGTCGACCCCGGCGTTCGTCACGCCGATTAGTAAGCTCGTGACTGGGCCAAAGCCCGTGACTGTGACCCCAGTGGTCCAAGCCATGTTCGGTAAGTCCAAGAGTTCCGATAAGGAACGGAAGAAGGCCAAGAAGGCTAAGGAGGCAAAGGCCAAGAAGGCTAAGGAGGCCAAGGCCAAGAAGGAGAAGAAGGCCAAGAAGGACAAGGCCAAGAAGGACAAGGCCAAGAAGGACAAGGCCAAGAAGGACAAGGCCAAGAAGGACAAGGACAAGAAGGACAAGGCCAAGAAGGACAAGGCCAAGAAGGACAAGGCCAAGAAGGACAAGGCCGACAAGAAGAAGAAGTCACCTTCCCGTTCCCGTTCGCCTGTAAGGACTTCGGGGTATATGGGTGGTCCGTACAGCGCTCGTTTCGGTAGTTACACCACTGCGTCCCCTGCCCAGAAGATGGGCAGCCTGCGCACTGCAATGGGCCCACTGTACTAATTAATAATTAGAGGTTACGCAATAAGCCCGCACAGTAACTTATACTGTGCGGGCTTCTCCTGCGTGTGGTGTCCCTTTGATTATACGGGTACTGGGGTGCAGTTCTCCCTGTCTACACTACAGAACTGGAGGGCAGCGTCGGTCCACTTGGGATTACACTTACTACCTGAAACTTCGGCGCAGTCAAGACCCGAGGAACCCAGGGAGCCCGGGGAGGGCGTGACGAACTCCCGAGAGGATATTTTTGCAGAAAGTCCCTCATCCGTAAGATCGGTGTTGACCACTGTGGGATCAGTATACTTTATGTCGTACGACAGTTCGGCAGCGCCGGCGGCGAGGCCGGTCCCAAGGACCTCGTTCACATCCGGGATGGTCTCGAAATCATTCATGTCGCTATACGGCCGTGGAGCGGGAGTGACAGAAGGTTCGGCCGTGTACACGTTTGGCGGAGCTGTTACTACATTACTTACAGAGTACGCAGCGGCGACGTCCTTCTGCTTAGGAAGTAGAATTCCAGCGGGCTTGACATCCTGGCTGCCTAGGATGATTCCAGGGTCCGAAACACTTGCGAGATTGCACGATTGGAAACCCTCGTCACGACAGGAGAGCAGGATGAGAAAAAGAACGTAAACTATCACCACTTGGTAGATAAACTCCATTATTACAACTTACAAATATTTTTATTTAGTCAATTCAACAATGTCATTAATAGTTATATTTTCTTCGATGTTCAGATGCGTTTTCTCCACCGTCCGGATACTGTTGGGATGTGTCTTGTCCGCCCGCACAAGAATCGGGATGTAGTTCCCGTTTGAATAGCTGCACTCGACGATAGCAGTTGACGCTCCAGTGATCTCTTTGTATTTATGGTGAAAAGTGCGCCCCGCCTTAGTCCGCTCGTTGATGCTCAGGTGCTTCACGGTCCGGCCTCGGTCGGACGAAAAGAGATCGTAGCGAGTACTGCTAGGACCTCTCTTCACTACCACCTTGAAATCGAAGGTGTGCTTGCCGCTGGGCTTCCACTTAATAAGAGACATTTGCGTCCCAGTCCCCACCGACAGCCCAGATGGAGTGAATATCAGGCCGTCGCTTTCGTGGCGCAGAGGTGTCTCCGCTAGGGAGGCAAGCATGGTGGAGATCTCGTTGAGCCTCCAAAACCTCTTCACCTTTATGCGAAACGGACTCTCTGCGACACTCGACACAAACTTCGCAATACAGTCAAGCCTTTTGTCCAGGCGTTCCTTTGCACAATTCTGGCCACGCACCGCCACCGAGTCGTAGGCGTAGAATGTCCACGACGAGTCGTATTTGTCGCACACCATCTCGCCGTCGAGAATGCTGAGCGCCCTTTCGTAGTCTGGGTCCAATTTCACAGCGACCTTGTAGAAGCGAAATGCACGATCGACCAAAGCGCATATGCCCTCTGAGGCCACGAGGAAGTAACGCATTCCGTCCGTCTTCTCGCACACGCTGTAGGGGTGCTTCCCCAGTTTCCACATGTACTCACGCTCCATAGAGACGGGCTGGGGACCGGGAAAGTTGTCCGGGTTCTTGACCACGGGCCATGCGGCAATTATTTTTTTCTTGAGCGCAATGCTAATGTCGTCGTCCAAAGGCTCGGCCTCAGGACCGTTGGCGGCACAGAGCTTGATCATTATATTGCTTCGCTATTATTCGTATACCTCGTTTACTCTTAAATCACCAGGGCAGATTAAAAAAGTATTTTTAAATATACAAACCAAATAAATCTTATTTAATTATTGCGATAAGTATTTCGCCGATCTAGAGCAACGTTGGCTATGTTCTCCATATCGAAGGGTGTCTGTGTATTGAACTTCCCAAAGAATTTGACCGCCTCCACTGCAGAGTCTATATCCATATTTACGTCCCACCACAGGCCCGAACCTGGCCACGTATGACCGCCACCCACCACCTTGTACAGCCAGACTTCGCTTGAAGTATCACTCGCCTTACATTTGTAGGTGACTACTGTGCTTCCGTCCCGAAGATCAGAGGGTCTGTAGAATAAATACTGCCGAGAATCACCCGATGAGGTAAGAAATTGATCATCGGGGACTGCTGCGTTTCCCACTATATAACCGAGACTTTCCCGAGAGTTGAAGCTCTGCTGGCTGACCAACAACGCTTGCGAGTCGTACACGTCTATCGTGCCGTCCCCGTTGTGGTCGAGACCTTGTTCCATTGGTATTATCAGTAGTACTTATTATTTATTATTAGTTCGCTTGTCTCGATGTGGCTGCTCAGAACTCGGCACCCCCCTCCAATTCATACTCCTGCTTGATGCGCCACCCCTTCCAGTAATTCTTGACCCTCTTTCCCTTTATCTTGGTCTCCGTGGTGATCATCTCCCCAAGGAGGCCGGGCTTGTTGAGATGCTCTGTCAGGAGGCCGACTCGGCTGCAGAACTTCTTTAGGTCGTGCGTCATGCTGGCACCAAGCTCCTTCTTTGTCAGGATCCAACTCGACGTCTCCTGTGTGTATTCTGGGTCCCGCTCGAGGGTGAACTCCACCCACTCCCCCACGATGTCCTGCTTCTTGAAGTACAAATCGGTGGCGTGCTTAATGCTGTCCGTCTGAACGAGTTTCTTCCCACCCTTGACGTATCTCTCGTAGTAGTCCATCAGTTTCCACATAAAGGGGAGGCGCAGGTCACGGGAGCCCAGACTGTGGTCGACCTGATGCACCACCTTCAGCTTCCCCTTCTTGAGGCCATCGTATTCCGTAGCTTCGGGGTTTTCGACAAACTTGCTCAGGAACGGAACGACCCTGATGCGGCGCCTGGACCCACCGTCATCTTGACTCAATGGCGGGATCTCGTTCAGACACACAGCCATCCTATACTGTGGCTTGAAGTGCGTGGCCTTCTTGGCCTGGATGCCCCGGCCCGAAATAACGTCGTTGCCAACCAGGTTCTTGACCACGGCCATGTTCAACTTCGCCCCGTTGCTTGTGTCGAGTTCCTGGAAGGTGACCAAGCGCTTTCCCTTGAGGGCAATGAGGGCGGGGTTGCAGGCGCTAGGGTCTTCGCGGGCCCTGATGAGAAGCGAGGGATGCCCACCGGCCCAATAATCCCCGAGCACGCTCGCACACAGACCGTCGTAGTAACTCTTACCGTTGGAGCCGTTCTGCCAGTTGGATGTGCCAGTGAAGAAGTGCATATGCTCCCCGATGACCTCGCCGGATAGGCAGCTTGCGGTGAACAGCAGCATGTAGTCCCGAATCTCAGGGTCGGGAAATATCTGGTCGAGCACCTTTGTAAGCAGTATCTTGTCCTTCTTGAGCTGCAGGTAGCGTTCGGGATTGTCCTTCCTCACCTGCGCTTTGGTGTAGAAGGCGTAGCCCGTGTTCATGCTCACGAACTCGCTGGTCAATACCTTCACGTTATCGACAATGGCCTCCACCCCCCGGCGGGGCTCCCGCACCTCGCCAGTCCGCAGGTCATAGATACAGTTGGTGAAGGCGATGAGGTGAGGGTTTGAGTCCAGCAGGTTCGAGAACTGTGACTGGGCGAATATGATCTCGAGGGGGAAATTGTCCCTTGCGAGACGCCCGCCCTGGCAAATCTCTAGCACCTTCTTATTCGTCTTAATGCGCTCCTCCAGCCATTCATCGATCTGGTCCCCGGTGAACCCCGGCTTGTATTTCATCTTCTCCGGAAGAGGCGACCGCTGGAGTTTCTGCCACTTGTGGTTCTCCAGAAGCAGGGTGTGATGGAACTCCTTCATAATGACCTCTCCGAGCTTGCGGCCTTTGGGGTCCTCCTCCCACAGGATGCCGTTCAAGTTGTACCACTTGTCCTCGATGACGTCATACACATGCTTGTCGCCATACAGGTGCAGCAGGCATTGGGCGATGTTGCTGTGGTTTGCCGTCAGGTGCTCCAGGCTGGTATTCTTGATGTGCGCCACTGCATCTGGGCTCCTATGGGATGCCCAGCTGATGAAATTGGAGGCGTTCCCAGGCTCTTTGGGGAAGGACATCCACTTGGCGTGAGCGTACGACTTTTCATACTTCTGGCTCATCGCACTTATGCTGTGCCAGACGTCCTCCCGGGCACCTCCGCCTGCGAGGGCCAGGCCCATACAGATCCACTTCGGGTAATCCTCAATCCAGTCGCGATCTTCGGCGATGATTATATTACACGCGTCCAGGTAGGTGTCGGAATCCATTGCCCGGGGCGCCGAAGCCAAAGCGATGTCACACACAGCGCCTGCGGGGGGCTTAGTCTTCTTGGGCCGGAGCGACACAAACTCGCCAGGGAAATCCCGGAACCATGACACGACACAGTCCCCATACCACCCCATTTTACCGTCCAGATTCGGCTGGATACGAAGGGGGCGATCCTGGCCATACTTAGAGCTGTCCGGCATGCGCCAGCACTGGTTCTTACCCCAGACAGAAATGTCCAAGAAACCATTCAATTCGGGGGTTTCACCTTGCCGAAACCACTTATCCACGAACTCGAACATCGACGCATGACCGTCGAAGGCGAGTTTGTTCTTGAGAACCATGTGGTAGCTCCACTTCTTTTCGGAACACGCACTCAGCATCGAAAAATCTTCCCGGGTGACCTCGATATCATACCAATCCTTGGCGGCCAGTGCGACTTGCCGAACCAGGGCGGCGATGATAACTTGGGTCTCAGCCTCAGTGGGATTGGTCTTCTGTCCCCCCACAACCTCTAGGTCGAAATATAGCTTCCGGGGATTGTCTGCCTGCAGCAGTTCGTAGAAGCACTTCTCGGAGGCCGGCATGGTGCTGGCCCATGTGACGAAGGTCTCCATATCGGGCGGGGCACAGTAGGCCTTAGCACCCCCCAACGGGCTTGCGTCCTTGGCCACAATGCACGACTTGTCCTTGAAGGGGGTGTCGAAATTCACACCCTTCTTCAACTTGGAAAGCCATTCGGGACGCCAGGACATTGTATAGTTGAATACTGGATTGTGATATTTTTTTTTTGGTACTTCATAATGCCCCGATTTTTTAAACCGAATTTTTACCACTCTATTTTCCCTACAACGTAGTTGCGATTCATACCACTTGCAGGACTGATGATTTCTCTTTTGCGTTTGACCACCGAGGTCTTGACGTACCTCTCTGCCATATCGCTTTCGATACACTCCTGGTTCTTGAGCACGTAGCTGGCAACGTTATTCTCGATGGCCCAGCGAAAGAAGTTCAGCTGCCCCGTGGTGGTCACCAGTATCTCAGTGGTGATCACCTCGGGTTCCATATCGGTGTACCCCACTATGCGGTTGGACTCGGGGTCAATTGTCACGAAGAGCCTCTGGCGGCGGCAGAAGGGGTCGAACATCTTCTTCGAGTACGCTCGCAACTGATTCTTGTAGTCGATATATACGTTGAATATTGACGCCGCCTGTGTCTTGTATATAACATTGTTTTGCTTGGAAAAGTTCGTAACGAACCATTCCAACAGCCTCAAACTGATTATAGACTTCTGCTCCACTATGGTCCTAAGAACCTTTACATTTTGCTTGGGGTTCGAATTATAGAACCCCAGCAGAGACTTCATAAGAAGTTCACGCTTGCCTTTTACATTCATAATGATCGATTAGAAATGTAAAATACAGTGTCTTTAATTAAAGTATTCCTTAAGCGAAGAACTTGAAGAGGAGTAACGTCAGCGCTACGGCCACCACCGACACGCTACCGGCCTCCACTACCATGCCCGTCTTGAAGATAGGTGGGAGGGCTTCGATGACGATTTTCCTTACCTGGGGCATTTGGACAGCCGTCAAGATAAGAACGGCGATCGCCAGGCCCTTCACCATCTTCTCGTCAAGGCCGAGCGTCTGAATGAGGGGGTAGCCCGGCATGAAGGACTCGGTCGGGAGCGAGAGGCTGTTCGCATTGAGGGCGATCTCCTGCTGCTTGGGCATCATCCCCGGAGGGGTCTGCATGGTCTGCAGGCGAGGCTGCTCGTTGAAGGGGGGCTGCTCAGGAGGCGCACTCCCGGCAAGGAGCTGATCGATCGATGTGCTGCAACTGTCCGACATATTTTCTTTTACATATAACACAGGTTATTATAATACCG